AGGGCAGCGACGGTTCTCGAAGCAAAGTTCACGAGTGATTCTATTCTTAAGGAGAAAACTATGACCACGACTACGACCACGACGACTGCAACTACGCATTTGCAAAAGGCTGGAGTGATCGTCGCGCTGGCTGGGGCGGCGGCGTTCGGCTTCGGCATCATTTTGAGCGCGCATCACTACGCCATTCTGGCATTTGTTTTGGGAGGCGCGGTGACGTTCGCTATCGGCTGGAAGCTGCGGAAGTCGGCCGAGTAACTGAAGCCGTGATCGGAGCGGTGCTTGCCGGAGCGATGTGAAGAAAAGCGGACACAAAACCTCGGGTCGCCCGGCAAAATCGGCCGGGAAGACTGGAGCTACAAACGCGGAGCGCAAAGCGCGGAGGAAACCCGAAGCGCAGGGGAAACCAGTCGAAACTCCCAATGAAAAGGAACAGCGTCCCTTTTGCATATTCGATCACTACACGCCGTTTCCCCGGCAAATGGAATTTCACGAAACCGACGCGAAGTATCGGCTGTTCGGCGGCGCCGCGGGTCCGGGAAAGACGAAGGCGATGCTGTGGGAAGCGATTCGCCAGGCGAACAAGCACCCGAACGTGGATACGCTGCTGTTGCGGCGCACGTTTCCTGAGCTGGAGACTTCGCTGCTCGGCTATTTTCGCCGTGACGTGCCGCGCGATCTGTACAGGAACTACAACGACTCGAAGCATGTGGTGACGTGGAACAACGGTTCAACGACGCGCTTCGGCTACTCGGCGAGTGAAAATGACATTTTCCAGTATCAGGGGGCGGAGTTTCTGTTCATCGGCATCGATGAGCTAACGCTGTTCACGCTAGGCCAGTGGCAGTTTCTAACGAGTCGTAACCGGACCCCAATTCCTGAAGCGAAACCGAACATGGCTGGGGCTACCAATCCCGGCAACATCGGCCACGCTTGGGTTAAGGCGTTGTGGATTGATAAGCGGCCAGCACCGGGCATGGACCGTCCTACGCAATACGACGCCAACGATTACGCGTTCATTCGCGCCACGCTGGACGACAATCCGATCTACCAGAACGACGCGGGATATCGCAAGACGCTCGACGCGCTGCCACGTCATTTGCGCCAGGCTTTTCTCAACGGCGACTGGAACGTTTTTGCCGGTCAATACTTCGACCTATTCGATCTGCGACTGCATACGGCGCGCGCGGAACAACTCGCACTCGAGCCGTGGTGGCCGCGATGGATCTCCGTGGATTGGGGATTCGAGCACCCGAGCGCCGTGTATTGGCACGCGGCGCGACCCGACGGGGCGGTGCTGACCTATCGCGAGTTTGTCGCTAACCATCTTTCGCCGCGCATGCTGGCGCAAGCCATCGCAGAGCGGACCGTACTCGCGCCGGAACGTCCGGCGTTCGGCGGAGCGGCGGGGCATGGGATGCCGGGCGAGTCCTCGCCACCTGGGACCGAGAAGATTACGGAAGTTTATCTTTCGCCGGATGCTTTTGCGCGGCGCACCTCGGATTCAACGATTGCCGAGCAACTGGGAGACGTACTGGCTCAGAACGGATTGCCGAGGCCGGCTCCGGCCGACGACGACCGCGTGGGCGGATGGATGTTGCTGTACCAGATGCTGGAGCAAGGGAAGTGGATCATCGCGGAGAATTGCTCGAGGCTGATTGATTGCGTGCCGACGCTGACGCGCGATCCGGCGAACGTCGAGGACGTGAAGAAAATGGACGGAGACGATCCGGCCGACAGCGCGCGGTACGGATTGAAGTCGCGCCTCTCGCCGGGCCGGGCGCCGGCTGAACAGCGCGTGTCCGAGCGGATCACGGCCGTGGATACGACGTCGCGGGCGATCTGGATGCAGAGATTTATGGGTGAGGAGCGGCGGGCGTCGCGGCCGGCGCCGGTGCCGCGACGGCATTGGTGGCGCAACCCGGCATAGTTGGCGACGGTTGAGGTGAAGATGGCGCTTGAAATTTCGCGGTGGCTGGAACGGGCGTGGCGGGCTTTGCGCAGCCCATATGTGTGCGTGCTCGAGGATGAACTCGCGCGGACGCGTGGCGAGGTAGAGAGGCTGCGCGGGGAAATTGACGTGCTGCGGCTGGAGAATCGCGCGGTGGTGAATTCGCTGCTGGGGACGGCAGGCGTGCCGCCGATTGAGACGCCGCGGCCTCTGCCGAGCGTGCCAGCGGTGCGGCGGCGTTCGTGGGCGCAGATCGCGACGGCGCGGGAGATTGAGACGGCGCGGACGGCGCAGAAGCGCGAGCGGGAAGCGCAACGGGATGCTTAGGGCGGGTTAGGTCAACTCGTCAGAGACCTCAGCGCTCGGCGGGATTGAGCGACGGAATTGGTAAGCGAGGCGTTTTACAGAAGGGAATTATGGCTCATTACACAAGGACAATGCCGGATAACGGGAACATCGAAAGCGTTGAGCCGCCGCCCATGCCGGCCGCGCAGCGCGGGGCGCAGGTGGAGGCGGACGGGTCGCGCAGAGATCCGCAGGCCGCTTCGGCGAGCGGGATTCCATTGCCACAGAACCTCGGGCCGGACAACGAGCTCCTTGAAGATGCGGCTCCGCGATTGGTGAATGCGTTGCGGGAACTCGTGGTCATGTATCGGGAGGAAGGGCTGGTTGCGCGGAGGCACGAGATCCGGCGCATTCGGCAGGCGCGCCTATTCTGGCAAGGCTTGCAGTATGCGTGGTGGAATGCGCAGGACATGAACTGGCATCTGCCGTGGGAAGCGAAGATCTACGACGACACGGCGCTCGAGGATATGCCGCGTTATCAATTCGTGACGAATTTGTACCAGGCGTTTGGGCTTTCGTTCGTTTCGCTGATCAGCCAGGATGTGCCGGCGACGCGCTTTTATCCGCAGTCCACGCTGATCGAGGCGGACCTTACGACAGCGAAAGCGGCGTCGGAAGTCGCCACGCTGATCGAACAAAACAATCACGTCGAGAAGCTGCTGACCGGAGCAGGATTTTATCTCTGGACCGATGGGAAGATCGGCGGCTACGTGCGGTACGTTGCCGATGGGCAGCGTTTCGGATGGCGCGACGAGCTGGTGCTCGCGGAGCGCTGGGTGCGAATGGGGCGGGACAAGTATATTTGCCCGCAGTGCGGCGAGGAGAATGAAATCGACGGCGGTCAAGACGCGGACGAAGAGTCGGGGTCGAATGACACGAGCTCGAGCTCGGGCGCTTCCTCTTCCTCCGATGTGCCGAACGCGCCGCCGATCGATGCGTATGCGACGACGGCTATGCCTTCGGCGGAAAATGACGGCGCAACTGGGCAGAGTTTTCTTGCCGGTGCGATTTGTCCGGACTGCGGCGCCGCTCTTGGCGAGGCCGACTTCCGCCCGGCGCAGCGGGTGCCCGTGCCGATTGGGATCGGAACGCGGCGCGTGCCGAATGGCCAGGAAGTGATCTCGATCATCGGTGGGCTCGAGTTGAACACGCCGGTCTGGGCTAACGAGCAGCACGAATTTCCGTACTTGCAGTGGCAGCTCGAGGTTCATCGCGCAAAGCTCAAGGCTGCGTTCCCGCATGTTGCCGACAAGATTCAAACCGACGGTGCGAGCGGCGCCGAGGACGTGTATGCACGGGCGACGCGCGTGGCCGTGGCGCAGGGTATGCCGACCACGCATCCGGGCGACGCGCTGTTTAACCTGGTGACGTTCTCGCGGACCTGGATTCGTCCTTGGGCGTTTTACGCGATCGAGGACACGGCGGTGCGCGACGCGCTGCTGCAACTTTTTCCCGACGGCTGCTATGTGGCGTTTGCCGGCGATACATATTGCGAGTCGCGCAACGAGTGCATGGACGATTGCTGGCGCGTAATGCATGCGCTGCCCGGCGACGGGCAGAATCGGCCGAGCGTAGGGGAATCGCTGATCGACGTGCAGGAGCGCTACAACGCGCTCTCTAATATTCAGGCCGAGACGTATGAGTACGGTATCCCGCCGATCTACGCCGATCCGCAGGTGCTCGATTTTGACGCGCTACAAGGGCAAACCGCGGAGCCTGCGGCGCACTATCCGGCGAGGGCGCGGCCGGGCATGTCGCTGGCCGACGGATTTTTCCAGCCGGCGCCGGCGCAAGTCCCGCCCGACATGCTGCGTCATCAACAGGATCTCATCGGGCCGATCGCGCAGTTTCTGACGGGGCTTTTTCCCGCTGTGTTTGGCGGGGAGATGGAGAACGTCAAGACGGCGAGCGGCTATGCCATGGCCAGGGATCAGGCGCTCGGAAGACTCGGGCTGGTTTGGCGGCGGCTGAAGCATTTTTACGGCGACGTGATGCTGCTCTCGGTGGACTGCTTCCGTAGGAATCGGCCGAGCGACGTGGAGATGCCGTTTCTCGGCGCGGGCGGACAGTTCGAGGCGAAATTCATCCGCTTGGCGGACCTCAAGGGCAACATTCAGGCGCACCCGGAATCCGACGAGACGTTTCCGCGGCTCAAGTCGCAGCAGCGGGCCGTGCTGCAGCAGCTCATGAGCAATCCCGATCCCACGATTCAGGCCGCGTTGCGCGAGCCGGCGAACCTTGGCTTCATCAAGTCGCTCATCGGGCTCAGCGAACTGGTTGTGCCAGGCGACGATGCGCGGGAAAAACAGTTGCGAGAGATTCAGCAACTGCTGGCGTCGGGGCCGGTGGTTGTGCATGCGCCGCGGGAAGGCTCGGGTCCCGACGGTGAGAAGACCGAAGTGCATTTGATCTCGACGGTGCCCGTGGACGAGATGCTGGACGATCACGCCACGGAGTTTGAGGAGTGCCGCCGCTGGGCGAGCTCGGATGCGGGACAGATTGCGCGGGCGCAGAATCCGGCGGGATTCGCGAATGTGCGGGCGCATGCAGCTGAACATGCGACCGCTATGGCGCGGCAGCAGATGCGGGCGGCGCTAGTGTCGGGTGCGGCCGGCCCGGCGGGGTCACCGGCAGCGCAAGGCCCGAAGAATTCTGAAACAGGAGGAACGAGCGATGCAGCAGGGAAGTAATGCGGGCGGGGCGGCGACGTTAACCGACGAGCAGATTCTTGGAATGGACGAGGGACTGGAGTCGGGGGGCACAGACGGCACCTCGGGGGCAGATCAGGGTGCGGGGAGATCTGGCGGCTCGGCGGCTGCGCAGGGCGGGGCAGAGCAGCTGGAGTTGGGGTATGACGATCTTCTGGCGCCGCAGACGAATGGGGCGAATGGCGCTGCTCCGGCAACGGGTGCGCGACCAAACGATGCGGCAACGAGCGCCGGCGAAGGCGAGCCTGCGTGGCTTGCGACGCTGGACTCGCAGCCGGCGGCTGCGGCGGAGGCGCGCCGATGGCGCGATGCTGCCAAGGACGTGTCCGCGCTAGACGCGGCGTATTTCAGCGCCGAGCCTGGTGCGCGATCGGGGCTGGCCGAACGGCTGTACCAGAGCGACCCGGCGGCGTTTCGTTCGATGCTGGCGGAAAGTGCACGTACGTTGGCGGTGCGCGATCCGCAGGGGCTGGCGGAGCTTGCGCGGCAGCTCAGCTTGCCGGACGCGGTTGCGGCACTGAGGCCGGCGCGGAGCTTGGCGCAGGCTGCACAGCCGGCGTCTGAATCGGCCGCGGGGGCTCAGGAAACTGCGCCGGCGAGCAATCGAGTCAATGGGCAAGTGAACGGGCAGGCGGGCGTTCAGCAGAGCGGCCCATCGAACAGCGGGGCGGCATTTCCGGCTGAGGCCTATCGAACGTTCGAGTCCACCACGAATGAGGATGTTGGACGGCGCATGCACGAAGCGATTGATCGCACGCTGACTTCGACGCTGCCGCAGGGTGTGGCGGAAGGCGCACGCCGGCGCATCGGGGAGGACATTTTTCGCGAGGTGCATGCTTCGCTGGCGAGCGATCGAGAGCTGTCGCGACGCGTGGGGGAAACGCTGAAGGACTGGCGGTTTGACGCGGCAGCGCGGCAACAGGTGGTTGCGATGGTTTCGGGACGGGCGCGGGCTGTGCTGCCCGAAGTGGCGCGGCGAGTGGTGGCCGAGTGGACTTCGTCGGTGCTAGCTTCCGATCGCGCCAAGACGGCGCGCGTCGATGCGGCTGCTGCGCGGCGCGACATTACCGGCGGGCGGCTGCCGGAGCCGATGTCGTCCAGCACGCTGCGGCCGCGCGAAGTGGATTATCAGCGGCTGAGCGACGAGCAGATTCTGGAGATGTAGTTTTGGAGGTTGGAGAGTCCCCAGCTCGCCTAGCGAGGAGCGGAGGCGTGGTGGGCGAGGCTTGACTTTGTTCATTTTCGGAGCGTGCGGTTCACGGCCCCGGCTCGCGGGGCCATTTTTATTTCACGCCACTGACTGTGGCTAAGGAGAAAACGCTATGACTCAGATGCAGAATGCGCAGACAATCGCGCTGCAACTGGAAAAGGTTCGGGACAAGGTGCCGCTGCTGTATGAGCGGGACGATGTTCTGCTGACCATGATTCAGCAGCGCGGGGACGTGGAAAAAGTCAGCTCGCGGAACATGCGGCTGCCGCTGCAGCTGGTGCCGGGCGGCAAGGCGGGTTCCTACAACGCGGATGGCGGCGACCTGGGGCGCGGGTCGGGGACGACGTATGACGTCGCGCAAGTGACGCCGATTTTCTTCCGGTTCGCGGTGGAAATCTCGAAGTTGGTGGAGTATGCCAGCAACGCACGCGAAAAGGCCATCGAAAATGCGGTGAAGCGTGAAGTGGCCAATGGCATGAAGCAGTTCCGTTCGTTTCTGGATAAGGTGATTCAGACGGGCGGAAACGGCGTTCTGGGCACGATCAGCTCGGTCAGCGGCGAGACCATCACCATGGCCGTTCCGAACGGCGCTGCGCTGGTCTACCTCAACCAGACCATTCAGGTCTATGACACGACGCTCACCACCAACCGCGGATCGTGCAATGTGCTGGCCGCTGACCCGGTCAATGCGCAGACCATTACCGTCGACGCGCTCCCGGCCGGAACGATCGCCACGGACGTCATCGTGCATGATGGACTCAGCGGGGCGCAGCCGGTGTCGCTCTACGGCATCAAGTATCATCAGAACAATGCCACCACCGGCACCTGGCTGAACCTGAACCGCGCCACCTACGCGAACCAGCTCCAGACGCCACGCGTGAACGCTGGCAATTCCGCGCTGGTGCCCGGCTACGTGCGCCTGGCGATCAACAAAGTTCGCAAGTCGTTGGGGATCGCGCAACTCGGCAAGCTCATCGCCTACACTTCCGTGGAACAGGAGCACGCCTGGGAGAATTTGGGCATCACCGTCAGCCAGGTGATCAAGGAGAGCGGACGCGACGGCAGCGCGAATGATCTTGACCTGCTGTTCAGCGGGCGGAAGACCATGTCGGGTGTGCCGATCAAATCTTCCATCAACGCCGACCAGACGCGCATTGATTTCCTGGATCTCTCGCACTGGGGTCGCGCGGTAATGAAGGACATCGACTTCTTCGAGATCGGCGGACAGACCGTGTTCCCGATTTACGGGGCATCGGGTGGTATCTCGGCCGCGTTCATCTTCTACTTCGACACCGGCTTTCAGGTGTGGGACGACTCACCGCGCACCGGGGCTTATATAGACACACTTGCAAGGCCGGCGGGGTACTGATCCGCGTCAGCCGATCCGAAGTGGTGCCCCATCCGCTGGTCTTGCGTGCGGGTGTTGGAGTTGACGTCACTCGAAAACCCACGCGTAAAAACGGCGTGTGGGGCACTCGTACGTCAAAAACCCCACCCTTGCACAAACCGCAAGGATGGGGCACCCAACTTCACAATCGAATCAAAGGCCGGGTCACTCGCGCAAGCGTCGCGTGCCCATTCAAGTTCAATTCTTTTAGGGAGAAGAGAATGGCTATCACACTTACGGTTACCGACGTTGATCCCGGGACCACGCTTGTCTATGTGTTCGGTACGGTTGCATTTTCGGGGACGTACACGAACGGGACCGGCGACACGGTCAACTGGCTCAGCATTGTCGAGCAGCTCGGCGTCACCGGGCAACTGGTCGTCGCCAGCATGGGCAATCCCGCGTTTGGGCCGACGCAGTCGTTTTTCTGTGTGCAAGGCGGGACGCCGAACCAATACAACCTGTCGCAGGGTACGTCAGCCAGCAACTGGGTGATGCGGGGATACGCCGCGGGCGGGACGGAATTCTCGAA